GGGGTCACCCCATCATCTCCGAAAGTAGAAGGGCTGTCACACTACCTGCCTCAGCGTTCATGTCCTCTCCCCAACCATCAAGGCAAGCAGAGATAGTTTCTTGTTTAGCATTGCAGATTGCCCACATACGAGCGTCAATGGTTGGTGACTCAGTGTCAATGGCTGTCAGCCACCAAGCGACTACGGCATTCTTGACGCCATAGCGCCATGCCCTGTCCTCTGCCTGTGCACCAACGCTGGGCGACCATGGTATTTCAACCATGACCACGTGGCTGGCGACTTGAAGGTTGAGTCCTACGCTTGATGCATCGTATTGTCCAATGAACAACCGAGCCTCTCCACTGGTGAACTTATTGACAGCGTTGTTCTTTGTTTCAGCAGTCATGCCACCAGCAACTACGACAACTCCATCGTTCTTGAAGTGCTCCTTGATGGCGTTGATTACATTGGTGTGGTACGCAAATGCAATGACTTGCTCTCCTGCCTCCAGCAATGAACGGATGTGAGCACATGCTGGCTCTACCTTTGCTTCACCAAGCAACTGCCTAAGTTTATTTATCTCTGTAATGACGGGAGCCTTGCTCGCTGCCATGTACGCATCATTGCCATAGTTCTCCATCACCCAAGCAAGGAAATCTTCCTCAGCCTTGCGATACTTGTTCATAGATGCCTCAGACAACTCAACGTCTAACTGGGCACGTCTTTTGGGGGGAAGGTCTTCCAGTACATCCACCTTGCGTGTACGTGTGTAGACGGTGGAGCGCAGTATCTCATTTAGTTCTGATGTGTTAGAGGCTCCACTGGTGTTAGGAAACCCATTGACCATCTTGTAATCACAGTAACGGGTAAGGAACTGTCTCTTAGTACCGAACACTGGGTCAAGCCTGCCGATAATCTTCAACGGAGAAATAAACTCAGACGGACGGTTAGGAATGATGGTTCCCGACAGCAACACGCAGTAACCATCCTTGGGAACCTGTGTAGCAATACGGGACAAGCCTTTAGTGCGATTGCTGTTCTCAGTCTTGAAACGGTGAGCCTCATCAACGACAAGGCTGGTGAACTTGCCAGCAAGGACATTCTGCCAAGCCTCAATGATGGAGTCGGGCACTAACAGCACGTCACATTTTGGCAACTTGTATGGCTTACGACCCTTGATGGATGACACCTTGAGCCAAGGAGCAAACCTCTTTAGTTCTGCTTTCCATTGGTACACGAGGTTTGGTGGTACGGATACCATCACCTTGTGACCTTCCTTGACAGCCATATGCGCTACAGCAATGCCGATGGGCGTTTTACCAAGACCCATGTCCTGACATACCAACGTACGGCGTGTACGGCGAACGAACTCAATGGCTGACTTCTGATAACCAAGGAGAGGTAGTTGTAGGTCAAAATCAAGGTCAAAATCCTTGGCATTTGACAAAGTAAATAAACCTCCGTCAGGGATAATCGGTGGCACCACTTTGTCTAACGTTTGTACGAACTCATCAAGTGCAGAACGCAACGCTGAAGAATACGTAACGTCAGGTACGACAGTTACGGCAGAGCACTTATCAACGGCATGAAATGTACGCCACGCACCCTTTAGAAAGACCTTGTGCCCTGCACCAGCAAGGACTACTTCATCACAGAGATGGCATTTACCTTTGGCAGTGTTCACAATAATGCGTGTGACTTCTTCAGGGATGTGCGCTAGCGCAGGTGTGCGCTCTACTGGCAGATATGCCAAGTAATCAAGCAATGAGGATGCTGACTTGAATGTCAGTTTCTCTAATTCCATTGCGCTAATCCAGTTGTCAATGCACCCAACCATTTCTAGTGGGCTGGTACGTTGTTCTAACGCATCATGTATGTCACGTTGTTGCCTTGGTGTAATTCCGTTCATGCCGATACCTTAGTTCTTAGTGGTGTTGTCCATGGGGTAGGGGGGGGGGTACCCCATGGAGGTGGGGTGCCAATACTACAGTGGGGTTATGAAAAGCAACACATTCACGATTGACGAATACGTAGGTCTACCTGAAATCCTAAGAGCACTAGAGGCATTAGAGTCAGTTACCTACACCCATAAACAAGCAAATACGTACAATACACCTAATGACACAGATGCATTGTGGGAACACATAAATGATGCTCTACACGTTGTAGAGAAAATAAAAGAAACAAGGAAATAACAACATGCCAAACTGGACAAACAACTGTCTCTCTGTAGAGGGAGACGACCAAGAAGTACAAGACTTCATCAACAAAGTAACGACAGAGGGTGACGACACTTACTCAATTCTCAACACGCTACTACCCACACCCACAGACCTCGGTGACGATGGTTGGTACAACTGGAACATATCTAACTGGGGAACCAAATGGCAAGATAGTGATACTACTCTTGTTATTCGTGATAAGGGTTACGTGTTTTTTAGATTTGATACTGCATGGGCACCACCACTAGTAGGTTTTGAGTCCATTTCAGTTATGTTCCCTGAACTTACATTTATTATCACATATGAAGAGATGGGCATGGGCTTTGTGGGATGTGCTGGATATCTAAATGGTATTCAGGCTCATGTAGAACGTGAAGACATCTCTATCCCCGAAGAAACAGCAGATGATGACCTCATGGACGTCATGAACGAAAGGTACACAATACTGGTAGATGATTGTGAAGCACAAGTACGCCACGCAATGAATGCCCCCCTACCCCTAGCAAAGACCCTCTAAGAACTAAGATAATGACATGACCCCACAAGAATACACAGACACATTCCATTACATCCAGCGCAACCTTGAGCAGATTACTTCATTTGCGATTGAGCATGCTATCAAGGAAAAATTACAACCCATGCTGGATGAGTACCGTAAAGAGGCAGAGACTTACCTAGACCACGGCTACGATGAACTTGACCATTGGCATGCCTTTGGTGACAGGGTAGACCTCAACTACGTGAGCCGTAACCTTACAAACATTGTTTGCCTTGCCTATCCCGTAGTCAATGGTGTACCCAACTACGATGAGGAATATGAAATACCCATCTCCTTTCCAGCAGACTGGAACAACTAATGTCAGAACAAGATGAACAAGACTACGCCAACATGTTGGCAGACGTAGAAGAACAATACGGTGCTTCACACGATTACAAGATGGATTATCTTTCGTGGAAAGAAGATGACGAAACAGCAACCGAACAACACTACATGGCATCAGGTCAATACGAATGGAACCTAGAGCGTTATGCAGACAAACTACACCCACCCGAAGAAATGGATTTCTAATGAAAAAGCAATATGCAGTTTATGTAACAGAGAATGTTAGTCACATGTATGTGATTGAGGCAGAGTCAGCAGAAGAGGCAGAGAACATCTACCACTCCTATGACGATGACCAACTGAAGTCAGAAGACTGTGATGGTTCCGTAGGATGGGACAGCCCATGGGAAGTTGTGGAATACAGTGAATAACAACATTATCCAAAAGAATGACACCACGTACATGCACATTGACGATTGGTACATTGGCGTACACCTTGACCGTAATGGTGACCTTATGGTGTTCATTGACCACGAAGATGGGAAAGTAGTGGAGTACAACGAAGTAATTGCAGAAGACGACACTCAATGGGGTCAGGGGTTTCATGTTGTACGTGCTACACGCCCAACAAACCCCCCTACCCCACGCACAACAATGCTACGCAGTAGAGTACATGTAGAGGTAACACAATGAATTACAAAGGAATAAACTGCCATGTTATTTGGGGCAATGAAGACCCTGAATACTTTTACATTTCGTTTGGCACATACGATTATGAGACAGACATAAAGCATGACTCATACGGCGTAGAAGATGACAGCATCTTCTTCTATTTTGACAACAACGAACAAGAGGCTCTTCTAAAGGCTCTTACACTTGGGCAGATACTAAAAAACCCCACGTTCTCTGTATCAGATGAATGGTACATTGACTTCCCTATGGGCTATGAGTTAGTAGAGGCTGATTTCTAATGCACGTTACTAACTGGGCTAAGTGGACACGTGCCAAGAAGAAAACCATTGTTGTTCTTTACACCATAGGCATTGCACTGGGTTTCACCATTGAGAAAGCCTCCATATGGTGGGGTGTGTTTGGTCTCTTCCTATGCTTCATTGGTGCATTACTGATGAACACTATTCGCCGTTATGAATGGTGAGTCCTGTGAGGGATGCTTCGCTCCCATAGTTCGTCGTTGCCCTATGGTAGTAGCGGAGCATTCCTCAGAGGTCTTACCCCTACCCCACGCAGATACACACACCAAACTAAGATAAGAACATGAACGACACACAAATTACTGAAGACCAATGGGAAGCACAATACAAGCCCATTACCAACCACCTAGACGCTAACGCATCATGGAATGGCATTATGTATGAGACCTTTGGTGCCGAAGAGGACTTCGTTCGCCAACAACCCGCCAACAACGTATGGACGTGGGTAGATGGTGATGAGGGAACATTTATTGTTGCTGGAATGGCATATGTAAATCGCATTGGTTACTTCGTGACCAGTGAGCCATGGACTGACTATGTAGAAATACAAGTAGATGCTTACGTGTCTACTGATGATACCGAAGAACTAAGACAACGGTTACAAGATAACCTCCTTGCGTACTTAGATGGCATGCCTGAAGACGTATTAGACAAAGTATG